TAGCGTCAGTGAGAAGGATGTGCGACTCGATACGTATGAGGAATCCTTCATTCTCATGAATACCGACAAGATTATGCAGAGAGTCCGAGATCTCATGAAAGAACGTTATTTCTACCGCAAGATAGATCTACTGAGGGAGTTAGAGGCCCTCAAAAACTACCCGAAAGTGCAGATCGATGCTGCGCTGACGCAGTTGGTCGAGGATCGGAACGAGTACATCACGGACCGCTACGGGCGAATTGGGCATCTCGTAAACATCGGCGATCTCTATCTATTCCAACCTCTCGAGCTCAATAACAAGCACATATCCACGTACGATCGTTCTGTTCCCCTGGAGTGGAAGAGAGATAGGCTTACCGTCAATCTCCCAGATGCCGTGCCAGAGTCGATCCTGCGCCCCCCGAGCGTCAGTGACCGACGCGTCGAGACCTCGGCGACGGTTGGTACTCTCGCCACTATGAAGCAAAAGTACGAAACCGCGACTAGTCCCCAGACGATTGGACGGGGCGAGGAAGACTGGTATAAGTTCTGTAGCATTGCTATCGACCATATGGTGGAAATGGGGACTAACCGAAGCACCCTCGAACAGTTCGTCATAGACCACATCGTGGACGAGCTACCATTCGAGCAGAGTTACCCGCTTCTCAACGATTTGGAAGCCGCGCAGCCAGATCCCAGCAGCTTCGAAGGCAAAGTACTATCATACATGACGAGAGATATAATGAGCGCTAGAGGACTGACTGGGCTACTGATGGACAACATGGGTGCCCAGCAGCTCCTCATACGCAGAGGGAGTAGTGCCTGGGGGGCGGCCGAACCCGAGGACTACGTGGATCTGGAGGGCGGGTTGCGCGACTATGTCGAGACGTACGTACCTCTATCCACAAAAGTTAACGTTCTTGTCGGGTTTATGACTAACTTCAAGAAGGAGTTCATCATCTTCAAAACGAGAGATTTCTCGAAGAAACGAACACAAGGAGCGCGGTGCGACCAGGCGACAAAGGCAGCGGGCGTTAAAACGATGAACCAGATACTGGGAGAGGATCGGTACGCAACAAGCACTCCTATCAGCAAGAGACAGCTGTGTGTCATGCAGGAGTTCACGCTGCGTCTGTACAACCAGGACAGGAGGGAGGGTAAGATATGGTTTCTTACGCCGGTCCAAGCTACGATAACAAACGTAGAGAAAGCCTCTTTCTAGGCAAAATTGAACTAGTACTTAAGAATTATGTCAGTGTAGTATAGTATGGAATTGGCAGTCGAGCAGCCGCAGGTCCCAGAACCCCAAGGAGTCAAAGCAGTCGCCGATAAGCCAAGGCGCAGAAAGCCCAAAGCTCTGGGGATATACACAAGCGCCCTGATCTCGAGACGCGTTGTTCTACACATCACCAACGTTGGAAGCAATCTCCGCCAAACGTTGGAGCGCGTCGTGGCGAGTCAGATCGAGGGCAAGTGCGTTGTAGAGGGTTTCGTCAAACCGGGATCTTCGCGCATCCAGACCTACTCATCCGGTCAGGTACAGGCCTGCAATGTCGCGTACGAAGTTGTATTCGAGTGCCAAGTATGCTCCCCGGTAGAGGGGATGCACATTGACTGCGTGGCGAAGAACGTGACGAAGGCTGGAGTTCGAGCCGAGGTCGACGAACAGCCTTCACCGGTGGTGGTCTTTGTGGCCAGAGACCACCATTCATCAGAGTACTTCGCCAACATTAAGGAAGGGCAAAGTTTGAAGGTGCGGGTTATCGGGCAACGCTTCGAGTTGAACGACAGGTTCGTATCGGTCATCGCCGAGGTTATCGAGCCCCGTGAAGAGAAACAGCGCCAGCGTCGCAAGCCCAAACTTGTTATTCAGGAATAGGGTTAAAAACATGGCTCGTATCTTTAAGTAATGAGTCAGGACGCGGTGACGCTGAAGGACAAAATCGAGGCAATGGGGAGAAACCAACAAGTCGAGGTGCTGCGCATTCTCTCTACCGCCATACCTCCTGTTACTCTCAATGAGAACAATAACGGCACCTTCGTAAATCTGACAGCACTCCCAGAGACGGAGCTGGATAAGCTTCGAAGCTATGTGAAATACGTTGAAGAGCAACAAGAGCATCTGCGCGTTGCGGAGAAGGAGATGGAGCGGTTGGGGAACACATACTTCAAAGGTAATAAAGAGACCGAGAATACTAAGATATCATGACGTCGAGTCGTACGCTGAAGGCTTTAGAGCCCCACATGTTTTCTCTCGATGCCATGCAACAGTTTTCAACAAGTGGAAGGCCTGCTCAGGCCGCGCCGACCGTGGTGACTCCCGTGGACAAGCCTCTACGCACTGCGAGACGCGGGGGCGACTCGGCACCGGGACTATGGACACCGAGCGGTGCTAGGGATAGGCTGTTCTGGTGCTTCTACTACGTGTGGAGGGGTGACCATGGTTACGCAGAGGCCCGCGAGCACGCGTTCCGTATCGAGAAAGAAACCAAGATAGAAGCGATCGAGGCCTTGCGAGCGAAGGCTGACGACGTGAAGCGCTACGGACTGAAACTCACGGACGTGGAGAGCGAGCTAGTAGCCGCGAAGCGGATTAGCTACAAAGGGCTCTGCGGTTTGTGTCTAGCCTTTGGTACCCGGGTCGTGTACGTCCGAGGGCGAACGTATATCGATATCGCGCCGGGTGATGAGTGTGCAGGGTTGATCATCACGCGAGATGGAACAACAGGAGTGAAAAAGTCTCCGGAGGGAGAGACAACGCCCTGCGCCGCTGAGTTGGAGGCCCTGGTGAATGACCTGTATTCCATTCAGGATCCAAGCAAGCCAATCAGAGCCATGTCGGCGTACAGTCTGAGCGACCTCGCGGTGATTGCGAAGAAACTCGACGTGGCTCTTACTGACGAGGGAGGGAAGCGCAAACTCAAGAAAAGGCTGTACGAGGATATCACAGCAAACCTATAGAAAATTGAAGCAAGAGAGTATAAATATTATCGTTTGAGTGTATATACATGTCTGGCACCGGCAAACCGTCGCCAAAAGAGCAGCTAGATACTCTGCTACAAGCCTATCTGACCGAGAACGTCGGTGGATATGCCCGGGACAGCCAGCAAGGTGAATTAGAGCTCGAGGTGCGTTTCGGTAAAGGGACCCGGATAACGAGGGCGATGTACGACAGCACGATCGCGCGACTTCTTGCAGCAGGATTCCGCTCCTCTGCCGCAGAAAGCCTGCTCCGCATTGGAACGGAATATCTAGATGAGAGATCGGGGCAGCAGCGAACGTCGAACATCCGTACAGAAGTGCGAGGACTCGCGAACATCTCGACATACTGTCGCACGGATAGTTTGGGGAGTGCTGATGGCGTTATGATGGGAACGAAGTTCGTGCGAAAGTCCAACTTTCGCGGGGGGTCCGGATATTTGGACCCAGCGGACTTCTGGGATTTCGGTTTCAGAGTGGCATTCCAGAGCGAGCAGTCGTTGGCCGTTGGTAGCAATACAGTGCAGCAGATACTGGCGGGCTGGAAAGAGAACAAGAAGACGTTTCGCTACATCACGCGCCATCGTCTGTCTCATGTGGATCTACCTTTCGTGGTCGATGTAAGTACCGTGAAGGAGTCGAAGCGATCGGGAAAGCACTATGTTCCGGAGTACAATTTCAAGGAATCCGGGGTGTTGGACGGCGCGGAGTCTTATGAGATTGAGATTGAGATTGTGAACACGGCAGTTGGAGTCGGCACGGAATATAGCACGCCCGAGCTTCTCGGAGCTGCTCTACGACGCATGATTAAGTTGGTGCTGTCCGGTATACAGCAGACCAACTATCCAACTTCCCGGGACGAACGTCGAGAGACAGGCGAGGAGTATATGTCTCTCCTATGGGGCGAGCCAAGTCCACCGAAGGGCAAGGCATCAGAGGCGCCACGCCCTCGCAAGATTGTGCCGAGAAACTTCGTTGGACCGTCGGGGTTTACACTTCAAGCCCAGAATGTCGCGGAGGCCAATGCGGATGCAGTAATCCCAAATATTCGTACGAACTATACTGTGACCGACAAGGCCGATGGTGAACGGAAACTGTTGTTCATCACGCCGACGGGAAGATTGTATCTTATCGATACGAACATGAACTTCCAGTTCACGGGAGCCGTCACGGGCGTCGACAGTCTGTACAACAGCCTTATCGACGGAGAGCACATATTGCACAACAAGGCTGGGGAGTTCATCAACCTGTACGCTGCTTTCGATCTGTACTACCTCGGTGGCGCTGACGTCCGGAGTCTTCCTCTGATAGCACAGGGCGAGAAGTCGGATGCCGGTAGATTGCCAATGCTCGTCCAGGCCCTCAACACCCTGGCTCCACGGTCGGTTGTTCGGGGGGAGCTTTCTCCGATTCGGATTCAGGCGAAGACGTTCTATGCAGCCACCGAGTCGCAGTCCATATTCCAGGCCTGTTCGGTCATAATCCAACGAACCAAGGATGGACTGTTCGAGTACGAAACCGATGGATTGATCTTCACTCCGTCCGATCTGGCCGTTGGAACTAATAGACCCGGCGACCAAGCTGCTAAGCCTCTTCGGATTACGTGGGAGCACTCACTCAAATGGAAGCCCCCTGAGTGGAACACCATTGACTTCCTGGTCACTGTACAGCGCACTGCTACGGGTCAAGACGCAGTGGGCAATATATTCCAGAGTGGAACCGACGTGGCTGCGGCGACCCAGCTAACGCAGTACAAGACGCTGGTATTGCGTGTCGGCTTTGATGAGAAACGCCATGGCTACATAAACCCCTGCAAGGCGCTACTTGACGACGAACTTCCAGAGGTCGGCGCCGACGAGAACGACGATGACCAGGGATATCGCCCGATGCAGTTCTTCCCCACCAATCCGGCTGACTCCGAGGCAGGACTCTGCCACGTCCTGTTGCGCGAGTCTGCCAGTGGTGACAAACAGATGTTCGCCGAGTCCAACGAGTTGATCGAGAATAATATGATCGTCGAGTTTAAGTATGACTTCGCACGGGATGGACTGTGGCGCTGGGTTCCCTTACGGGTACGACACGATAAGACAGCGGATTTCAGATCCGGAGGGAAGAACTTCGGGAATGCGTTTCATGTCGCCAACAGCAATTGGCACTCGATACACAACCCGATAACGGAGACTATGATAACGACGGGAGAAGGGATCCCGGACGAACTGGCGGACGATGACGTGTACTATAATAAAATGAGTGGCCCGTCCAACACTCGCGGACTCCGTGACTTCCACAACTTGTTCGTCAAGCGTGCTCTGATCCTTGCGGCCTCCAAGCGCGGTGGTACCCTGATCGATCTGGCGGTCGGGAAAGGTGGCGACCTACCGAAGTGGATCGCCGCCAAGCTGAAGTTCGTGTTCGGAGTGGACTTGTCGCGGGATAACATCGAGAATCGCCTCGACGGCGCTTGTGCTCGCTTCCTCAATTACCGAAAGAAATTCAGGGTGATGCCGAAGGCGCTCTTCACGGTTGGGAACTCAGGAGTCAACATTCGGAGTGGCGAGGGAATCCTCTCCGAGAAAGGGAAGCAGATTACTCGCGCGGTTTTCGGTCAAGGGCCTAAGGATGTCGTGGATCTAGGCAAAGGGGTGCACGCCCAGTACGGGGTAGGAGAGAAGGGTTTCGACGTGTGCTCCGTACAGTTCGCTCTCCACTATATGCTGGGCTCGCAGGAGTCGTTCCAGAACTTCCTTCGCAACGTCACCGAGACCACGAAGGTTGGCGGTTATTTCATTGGTACGTGCTATGACGGTGAGAGCGTGTTCCGGATGTTGCGAACGACCCCTCCAGGCGAGTCCGTTGCTATCATGGACGGTGGAAGGAAGCTATGGGAGGTCACCAAGGGTTACGACCGTGAGGACTTCCCCGCGAACGCGGCCTCGGTGGGCTACGCAATCGATGTGTACCAAGAGTCGATCAACAAGACCGCGAGAGAATACCTGGTCAACTTCGAATACCTTGTTCGCATGATGGACAATTACGGCCTGGTCCTCCTAGACAGAGAAGAAGCGAATGAGTTAGGTCTGCCTGCGTCATCCGGATTGTTCACCGAGCTCTTCGGACAGATGAACGAGGAGATCGAGCGTGACAGGCGCGCGAAAGACCGCTACGGCGCCGCACCGAGAATGTCAGACTACGAACAAAGGATATCGTTCCTTAACCGTTACTTCATATTCCGCAAGGTCCGCGATGTTGACGCGGCCAAAGTGGCGATGTCTCTCCTGAACCAGACTGTCGAAGAGGTCGAAGACGACGAGGAGGCGACGCAAAGGGCTCAAGAAGCCGCAAGGCTGGCCTTGAAAGAGACGGCGCCGAAGAGGCGGGCCCCACGAAAGCGGGTCGGACGCCTGAAGCTAAAAGAGGAAGGTACCGATAAATAATGGCATAAAGAGTTAGAGTGGATATCGAGTACAAATGGACCGTCTTCGCGAGCACGAAGGCACCACTCTATGGCCCGAGAGCCTAGAGGCCGCAGTGAACGCACAAATAGGGGTCGAGCTTGCTAACTTTGCTTCATACGAACAGCTGAGCTGTTTCTTTCGGAACGCTGATCGAGGCTACGCCAATCTCGCCACTTTTTTCCGACAGGAGGCCGACGAGGAATTAAAGCATGCCAGAAGCTTCATGGACTACCAGGCCATGCGGGGTGGTACGGTCGCTATCGGCACCCCTTTCCATCTCCTGCCCACGACTCCAGCTGTCGACTCCACACAACCCTGTCTTGACGCGTATCTCATCGCGCTGGGGTTGGAGAAGGCGACGTACGTCAGTTTGCTCGAGCTGCACAAAAAAGCGGAGTCTGATCCGGCTTTCCAGGACTACCTGGAAGCATGTCTCGAGGAGCAGCTCGAAACCCAGAAAAAACTAAGCGATCAGATCCAGCTCTTGGAGAGGTCTAAGGTGAATATTGGCGAGTATGTACACGAGACAGTGGTGTGCAAGGTTCCGTCTCTTTAGTTACGTAAAGGACATAAAAGTTGCGGCCCACTTACTGGAGCAATGAGTACGTACGCATTACCGCACATACCGCCGCGAGATGACGCACTCAGCCTTCTCGACCCTGTCTTCGAAGGTGATTCTCCACGGCCCCTCAACCCGACCCTTGCGAGCTATCTAGCTCAGATAAAGACCCAGATCGATTCGCGCCAGGATGACTGGGACAGGTGCAAGAAACTCACCAACCCATACGAGTACATACACACGTCGGTGCCGAACTCCAAACAGGCTGTATGCAAACACAAGCCGCTTTCGAGATCGTTCTATAAGATGGTGGAAATCTACCATCTGATGTCTTTGGAGGACGCACTCCCGGATTCCTGCAAGATCTTCTATTTGGCAGAAGGTCCAGGGGGCTTTATCGAAGCGATGACTTCGGTGCGGAGCGAGAATGGCGACCAGCACTGCGCGATCAGTCTAGTTGACGACAAAGATCCCAGCGTCCCTGGATGGAAGAAAAGCCTGGGGTTTCTGGAGAGACATCGGGACGTCGCGCTAGAGATGGGTAAAGACAACACCGGGAACTTGTTCAATGTGGAAACTCTTCGGGACATATATGAGCGACACGCGTCGAGTGCTGATTTGGTGACCGCCGACGGCGGGTTCAATTTCTCCTCCGACTTCAACCATCAGGAGGCAGTAAGCACCCAGTTAATTGCCTGCCAGATAGCCTACACAATAGCAGTACAGAAGCGTGGAGGATCGGCGATTATCAAGTTTTTCGACACTTTTACCGCCGCTTCACTGGATCTCGTATACTTCCTTCTCCTGGCGTACAAGGACGTGTCTTGGGTCAAGCCGTGCACATCGCGCTATGCCAACTCCGAGCGATACGCCGTGTGTCGCGGGTTCCGTCTGCAGTCGATCGGAGGGTACGTGGACAGGTTTTGCAAAATGTTGGGGGACGCGGAACCAGGACGAGCGATGACGCGGCTGCTAAATTGCAACATACCCTATCTCATTCTCAACAAAGTCGAGGAGTACAACGCCATATTCGGGCAGCAACAGATTGAGAGCATAGCGAACACGCTGAATCTGATCGAGAACCCCAAGCACGATAAACTAGACGCGATGAAGAAGGCCAACATCGGGAAGTGCGTAGCCTGGTGCCAGAAGTACAAGCTCCCTTACAACCGAACGATTCAGACCACCAATGTATTCCTCGGCAACAGAGTATCTTCTAGTTATTAATCTGGTATAAAGTTAAACATGAATATAGGAGCAGCGACCATGGAAGGTATAAAAGCACTCTACCAAGTGGTGCGGAGCGATCGCCGCAAGGAACGTTACGAAATGATCCTGGAGCCATTCCAGGCCCTTGTGCAACTATCACTGCTCTCTTTCTGTCCTGTCGGTAGTAGATTAGCCATATCGAACAATCTACTATCTATTCAAACTCCAAGTATCGCAACTTCCATAACTCGCAGTTACTATCAAGACTGCAGGGACGATCTCGTCTATCTATTCAGCGTCATAACTAGGTTCCATAAGTTTTACAGCTATATGATGGAAGAG